ATCCCAGAATGAAATCCCCCCTACTCCCCCTCCTCCTGGCGTATCTCGACCAGCTCTACCTCAAGCAAGACCCGGCCCGCCGGCCGCGACCGACCCCTCCCAGACCACCACCGACCACCACCATGCCTGACCCAACAGACCTCGTGGCCGTCACGAGAAAAGGCATCCTGATCCTGATCACCTCCCAACGCCTGGGCGTGACGACGGACGGCACCCCGCACCCCACCGACACCCGACGCGCCATCATCCTCGGACACTTCGCGACGGACTTCCTCGCCAGTGGCCGGTCCTTCCACCAGTGGGTCAAGGACCGCGGCTACCACTCCCCCGTGTCCCCAACCGCGGAGGCGGTCTTCCAGGAGGCGGTGATCGCCAAATGATCCCAATCCTGTTCATTGTTGGCCTAATTACGGACATCTTGTGGACCAAAACGATTACACAAGTCACCCAACAGCGTCCACTTCGCGCATCCATTTACGCCCTCGCCCTGAACATCGTCACCCTCGGCTCTGCCTGGGCGATCATCCAAACAAACTCCGTCGCGAATCTCCTCGCCTTCTCAGTGGGAGGAGCGTTCGGCACCGCGTTGGGAGTGCGAAAAAAGAAATGAGTAGACAGTGCCATCCCTGTACGGCTTGCTGCAGCCCCTTCAAGCTTGATAAGAAGCCTGCCGGCATAACATGTTCCTACCTCAACAACCAGGAACATAAATGCAACATCTACAGCCGCCGACCGACAACCTGCCGCATCTACCAGTGCCTCTGGCGCAAGGGCCAAGGCCCTGAAGAGGCACGTCCGGACCGAGTCCACCTGATATTCGACGACGGGTGCCAGGGCACCTATCTGCGGGCGACCATTCTCCACCCCCAAGCAAAGCAGGTCCTGACCCCCACCTTCATCCACCGCCTTCCGAAAATCTACGAGGTAATCCGCGTCATCAATATCGATCAGTCCGTCACCGACAACTGGCGCGACGGATTCACGTACACCTTCTCGATAGAGACCACGGAAGTCCAAGCAGAGATCCTTCGCCGCATGACCCTGGTTACCGACGCCGTCAGAAACAACAGCAGGATCGAAAAACCATGATCCGAACTTGCCGCACCTGCCTCTGGTTCGACGACGGCATCCACCTCGATTGGAGCCCATACCCCTGTGGCTGTGACTTCTGCAACGACGAGGCGCACGCCATGACAGTGGAGCAGTCCAACACCCAGAACGATTGTTCCTATCACTACAGCGAGGAGACTCGCGCCAACGACGCCGCAGCCATGATCCTGAAGGATCCCTTTTGAAACACCATTCTCTTCCCAACGACCTCCGCTCCCGCGTGCAGCGCGCACGCGAGCGCAAGAACAAGAACCCGACCACCCGCCAGGAGTTGTCCGTGACCCTGGAGGAGCTGGAGCCCCTCCTCGCGGCGGAAGAATATTTGAGAGCGGTTTTGGCCGGACATCCAGCAGGGGACGCCCCGAAGTGACCGATCCCGACTACGCCGTCCCGCACCTATTCAAGACCGACGGTCCACACACCATCGCCAGCCTGCATGTTGACCTCGACATGCTCGGACATCATGGGGTCTGGATAGAGTCCAACGATGGGCAGTTAATAAAGATCCCGGAGGAGCTTCGGAAGCTCGTCGCGAAGCGCCTGCGAGAGGCCACCTACCCCTGACCAGTAGTCTGGGCATGTGGGACCAAAACAGAGCTGGACCGAGGGCGTCCTCGTTGATCCAGAGGATGACAACCAAGACGATGCGTGGGACCTCGATGTGGCCGTCGACATTTGTATTTAAGAAGGACGCACAAGGCCGGTGGGCGGAGGCGCCGCATGATCTACCTCTGTAGATGCCAAGATAACGCAGCCCGCCCATGCATCGGCATCCTCGTCCGTCAGGACCCGCACCATGACGTGTTCCGCTGCCCCGCCTGCCGTCAGTATGTCGCCGTGAATAGGAAGGAACCACTGTGTCCCTCATTGCCGCCGTCGTCCTCCTCACCTACTCTGCCCACGTCTCCTATCGTCGCCGGAAGCTCCTCTATCGATGCCGGACCTTCCTGCGCCTTTATGGGCTCGACACTGGCGACCCCATAATTCGGCAGATTAACGAGGAGATCGGGCAGTGAGACTCTCAACGCTCGAAGAGGGCGCCGGCCGCTTCAAGACGATCTATCTTGATCCTCCGTGGTCCTACCATGACTCTACTTGCACTGGTGCTGCCGCCAAACAGTACCCCACCATGTCCCTCGACGAGTTGAAGAAGCTCCGTGTGCCAGAACTCGCAGCCGAAGACGGTGCCTGTTTCTGGTGCTGGGCCACCTGGCCTAAAATCAGGGACCGCATTCCCCATGAACTCCTCGACCACTGGGGCCTCCGATGGGTCGGGGAGATCGTGTGGGACAAGAAGCGGATCGGTCCCGGCCGCTGGCTCCGCAGCCAGGCGGAGGTGCTGATCCTCGCCGTCTCTGGCAAGCCGGAGCGCACCGCGGCAATGCGGCGTCAGGGGAACATTTTCAAGGCACCGGACCTGCCCGAGGTCATCGAATCCCCCCGCATCAACCGACACTCCGAGAAGCCCCAGGAGTTCCGCACCCTCGTCGAGTCCCTCAGCCCCGGACCTCGCATCGAGTTGTTCGCCCGCACGGCCGCCCCCGGGTGGGACGTGTGGGGCGACCAGGCGCCATCACCACCGGCCGACCTCCGCGTGTCCGATGTTTCTCAGCTCCCGATCGACCCGGTCGATGTCGATGGTGTGGTCCTCGTAGAACCCGACGATGTATCTATCCCATGAGAAGAGTGACCCGTCGGACAGCCCCTGGCCTCGGGTGAAGAGGTCGACGCAGGTGCATCCCCGCCCGGCCAGCTCGCAGGTGTACACCTTCCGGATCTGAACGTCGATCGGACCCGCTGCCAGGCGTCGGACCAGCGCCGTGGCCTCCGCGGCAGGGTCCGCCGGCCCCCTCACCAACCCCAGCGCCCTGGGCGCGACCTGGGCGTGGTAGACGGGCACCGGGGCGCAACTGCACAGTAACAGCGCGAAGATTAGGATCGTCTTCATGGGGATACCTCCAGAAAAGAATACCATATAACTCTTCTCCAGAGCAACCTTTGTGCCCGTTACTTTTTATGACCTTACTACTAAAACCATGACTCATGACCAGAATCCCACAACCCCTGGTAGAATAGTGGTTGCCGGACGAGGATTCGAACCTCGACAAGGAGATCCAGAGTCACAGACTGGGGAAAATTCCCCGTAATTACAACCTCAATCTCCATAGGGTTTTGGATACGGCATTTTCAGATAGTTGTGGAGGTTGTGTGGTTTTCCCTGTAACTTTTCAGCGCATATTGAGCGCCATGGATATCCTATAAATGTCCAATTTATTGATTACTACCGGCTTATTGGCATCCCCTCATGAGTGCCTGGTATTATCGTGGACATGGAAGACCTCAAGCGCTATTTGTCCCCACAAGAAGCGGCAAATCTTCTTGGTGTGTCGAAACGGTATCTCGTTCTTCGTCGAGCGGACGGGTCTGGCCCCAAGTATTTCAAGTTCGGAGGCAAGATCGTAAAATACCGGATGGATGATCTCCATCTTTGGGCCGAGCAGCGCCGAGTCCTGAGATGACGGTTACATATATCTGGTCTATAGATACAGCCTCACTTGACTCCAGGTCTGTATCCTGGTATCTTTCTATGTAGTTTCTATTTGGATATGAGGAGGAACACATGCCCTCGCTGATTTTGACCAAGAAGAACATCGACGCCATCGACCCGCCCACGATCAAGACGCAGGAACTTTATTGGGATCCAACACTTGGGGGATTCGGACTCCTCGTAGGGAGACCAGATCCGATCAACGGCATCGTGGCGAAGACCTTTGTCCTCCAGAAGAAGGACAGGCGCCGCAAGATCGGCCGGTACGGGCCGTGGACGCCTGACGCCGCCAGAAAGTACGCCTCCGAGCTGATCGTGGGGCTGGATAAGGGCGAGGATCCCTACGCCGAGCGCCGCCGGCAGGAGGCGCGGGGCATCCTCTTCTCACAGGCCATCAACGAGTACATCGCACGCCTGCGCTCGAAGGGCGGTAGTGATGCGACGATCGCGGACGTCCAGGAGGACACCGGCCGGCTTCTCCGGGACTGGCTCCCCCGTCCGCTCGCCGAGATCACGAAGGACGAGTGCCGGACCCGACACCGCCAGATCACAGGGAAGAAAGGCCCCTACGCCGCCAACATCGTCTTCCGGTACTTCAGGGCCATCTACAACGTCGCGCTGAAGTGCCATGACCTCCCGGCGGCCAACCCGACCATCGGCATCGACTGGAACAAGGCCGAGCGGCGCCAGGAGCCGATCGCCTGGGCGAACCTCCCGGCGTGGCGGGAAACGGTCGACGCCCTCTCCCCGGTCCTCCGTGACTACCTATATGTGGTTCTCCTCACAGGACTTCGCAGCGAGGATGCCGCGACGATCAGATGGGACGATCTCGACCTCGTCGAGAAGACGCTCCATCGCCCCTGCCCCAAGGGCGGCGAGGACCGTGCCTTCACCATTCCCCTCTCCACCTACACCGTGGAGCTGCTCCGCCGGCGCAAGGAAGAGAGCCAGGATCAGGATGAGGGCTGGGTCTTCCCGACGAAGAGCAGGGGCGGGAAGGTGATCCCGATCGTCCTGCGGCGCTGGGGGCGCAAGCGGAGCCAGTCGCCGCACCGATTGAGGGATTCATTTTCAACCGCCTGTGCCGAAGTGGGACTTTCCTCCTATGACATCGATGTCCTCACAAACCATCGCCCGCCGAAGGGCAGCGTGACGGCGGGGTATATCCGACAGGACCTTGAACATTTGAGGACTTGCCAAGAAGCCGTCACCGATTTTATTTTGAAGAAGTTGAAATAGTTTCGCGACGTGTCGTGAATAGACGCGACTCGACCGGATAGGACCGGACTGGACGGGACCGGACCTGACAAGACGCGATCTGAAGGCCCGAGGCTAATCACCTCGGGCCTTTTTTCTGACTCATGACCCCGTGGTAGGGTAGACGCAGACGCAGTTCACTACCACGACAACCTTCCACGGAGGATCATGATGTGACAGAGCAATCCTACCTATCTCCCCGTGAGGCCGCTGCATATATCAATGTCTCGCGGTCCCTTCTCGACCATAAGCGGGTGAGCGGAGGCGGTCCGCCATTCTCGAAGATCAGTCACCGCAATGTGCGGTACTCCCGGGTGGACCTCGACCAGTGGATGGCTTCGGTGAAGGTCAGGTCCACCTCGGAGGTGCCGTGCGTTGCGCCGCTATCCTCTTCCTGACACTCCTCGCGGCAGGCTGCACCCGCTTCGCACGGGTCGAGTACGGCTATCCAAGCCACTATCTCGACTCAACCGGAGGGTCTCGCCTGCGGCCGTTCGAGAACATCATGGTCGATGCGGGGCCGGGGTACCGCTACGACGCGGCCTCCGGGGACGCGATTCCGATCGGCCAGACGGCGTTCACATGGAGCATCGATCGGCTCCGCTTGCGCGGGCAACTTGAGGCCACGATTCCCGAGGTCCGGTGGTCGGGGAGCATTGGAGTGGAGGTGGAATTTTGAACGAGACAGAAGACCCCATCCCTCTTCTCCCCGAGGCGAGTATCGAGGAGTTGTTTCACGAGCTGCGGAAGCGCGTGGACGTGACCCTGTTCGCTTACATCACTGGAATAGGAACGACAGAGGAAGGACTCACATATTACTACGGCGGCAGTCCGTATGCCGTCCTCGGACTGTCCAAGATCGTTGGTTCGGAACTTACGAAGGACTTAACCCAGTCCCTCAGTCAGGAAGACGATGAGGGCGAGGACTGGAAGGAGCACGCAGGATGAACGAGAAGACCGTCAAATGGATTCGGAAGGCCACCGCCGGCACCACGATCACCCGCAGCGGCATGAAGGCCCTGCGGCGCCTCTACTGCGCCACCCCGCGTCCCGAGAAGAAGAACTTCTCGGTGCCCACGGCTGTTGCCTTGCTTCAGCGCCAGGAGCTGGTGCGGCGTGCTGCGGTCTTCGAGACCGTCAAGAAGATCAAGGCCGTAATTCCCGAGAGGAGGCGTCGTCGTCGCAAGCAGTTCCTCATGGCGATCCCGATGGCCATCGCCGCAGCCTTGCGAGGCGGGCGGAAGAAGTGAAAATACTTCCGTCCTACCTCGGGGGGAAAGGCCGGTGGGTCTCTCGCCTCTCCCAGTTCAAGGGCAAGCGAATGGTCGAGCCTTTCGCGGGATCTGCCGCAATCAGTTTCGCGTTGGCCGGCCCCGATCCGCTCTGGAACGAAATCGACTCGGTCCTCGTCCATATCCTGTCCCACTTCGACCAGCAAGAGGTGCCGGAAGTTTTCACGCTCGCCGACTACTACGAGAAGCGCAAGCGGTCCGACTGGTGGAAGTGGTCCTTCTGCCTGCAGCGGTTCGCCTACGCCGGGATCTTCCGGCACAAGATGGATGGCGGGTTCAACGTGCCTCCCGACAAGCGCATCGAGGCTGTCATGCTTCGGTCGGCCTATGAGGAGGCGCTCGCCCACTGGCGGGAGTTGCGTCCACGGGTCACCTGCGGCGACTGGACGAAGGTCCCTGTGCAGGAGTACGTCGACGCCGTCGTCATTCTCGATCCCCCATTCAAGAACTCGCATGTCCCTTACTGCCATGTTGAGGACTACCGGGTCTTTTGGAATGCGGTCGACAAGATTGTGGAAGTGGCGGAGGCCGTGGTGGTCTTCGAGTACGCTGACGTGCTTGAACGGTTCTATCCTGGCAAGGAGATAGTTAGTCGGCTCTCGCGTCCCAACGGCAAGAAGCAGGCTCGGCTGGAAGGAATGGTGATCTTACCTTGAACATCGTTCAGTGGCAGAAGACAGAAGAGGGACTCATTCCATTCGCTCGGGGCCAGAAATTCATTTGGGCACCACAGCCGCCGGCGCAGGACGCTTTTCTTCGGTGTCCACATTTTGAGTGTCTGCTGGAGGGTCCGAGGGGCGGCGGAAAGACTGACGCTCTCATCATGGATTTCGCTCAGCATGTTGGGCAGGGGTACGGCGCTGAGTGGAGAGGAATCCTTTTTCGGCAGACATTCCCGCAACTTTCGGATGTCATCACGAAAACAAAGAAGTGGTTCCCTCGCATTTTCCCCGATGCCATCTTCAACGAGTCGAAGTTCACCTGGGTCTTCATGACTGGAGAGAATCTCCGCCTTTCCTACATGGAGAAAGAGGATGATTATTGGAACTACCACGGTGCAGCATATCCGTGGATTGGTTGGGAGGAACTTACAACCTGGCCTGATGATAAGTGCTACAAGGTCATGATGGCCTGCTCCAGATCCTCTCGTCCAGGCATGCCGAGGAAATACCGGGCTACAACTAATCCATACGGTCCTGGACACAATTTTGTTAAATCTCGATTCAAGCTTCCCATTCCTCCTGGACAAGTCGAGGGACGAGTAGTCACTGAGGATAGTTTGTCCAGGGTGGCAATTAGATCTCTTCTTGAAGAGAACCAGGTTCTTTTGTCTGCAGAACCGGACTATGTGGATAAGATCAAGGCCGCTGCCCGCAGCCCGGCGGAACTGAGAGCTTGGCTCAACGATGACTGGGACATCGTCGCCGGCGGCATGTTCGACGACGTATGGAGTCCTGCGCACCATCGGATCCCGAACCTCGTCTTCTCTGAGATTCCCCGCGGGTGGAAACTGAACCGAAGCTATGACCACGGGCAATCTAAACCTTTCAGCGTCGGCTGGTGGGCGGAGTCGAATGGAGAGCCGATGATGGTCGGCACGCTGAAGGTAGGCGCCGTTCGCGGGGACATCATCCGGATCGCCGAGTGGTACGGCTGCACCGAACGCCCCAACGAGGGTGTGCGTCTCCTGTCGACGCAGATCGCCGAGGGCATTCGAGAGAAACAAGCGGACTGGGGGATCGACGCTCGCGTGCGCCCGGGACCCGCAGACACCAGCGTTTTCGACGACTACGAACCGGGGAAGAGTGTCGCTGGTGATATGCTTAGGAAAGGCGTGAGGTGGACTCGCGCTGACAAGCGTCCTGGGAGCAGAAAGCACGGATGGGAGCAGGTGCGGAAACTCCTCAAAGGGGCAATCCCTGGAAAGGAAGGAATCCGGGAAACACCCGGACTCTTCATCTGCGAGCGATGTGAGGACTTCTTCCGGACCGTGCCGGTCCTCCCCCGGGGCAAGACAGACATGGACGACGTGGACACGCGAACCGAGGACCACATCGCGGACGAAATGCGATATCGGCTGCGGGAGAAGGTCCGGTCGATGGGAGTCAGTAACTTCTAAGACGTATACGGATAATGGCTGAATTACTTTTAAAAATCGGTACGGTTGGACCCGCTCCAGCATATCAGGATGGGGATATCGTAGTTGCTTTGACGGATCGCCGGATTGGCCAAGTCCATTTGGATCATCTCTGTCACGTCTTCAATTACGGGCTCAATAAAGACGGTTGGAGACCTCTCGATACTCTTGCGCAGAAGTACAGAGAATCCACCCATCAATTTAGGTTTGAACGTCTCGATGAAAAGACGGTTCTAAGAACGAACATTCTCACAGGCGCTAAGGAAGAGTTTGGCGAAAAGAATAATAAGAAAAAAGAGCATATTTATGTAACAGAATATCTGGCCCGGCAACTTGGACATCCAGGCCACTGTATATTCGGCGATAAGGGTAGGGAAGTCTGGTACGGTGGGACTATAGATACTTCGGTAAAGACCCTGGATAGTTTCTGGCCGCTGGTAGAGGACGAACTTCACGTTAAGAAAGCAGACCACATACTATGGCCGTTCTCAGACCACGAATTGAAGCACTTTCTTGCGTTGAAAGTAGACGATTTTGGCGATGACATGGCGGGGAAATACGTGGCCCCAGTCTATGAGGCAAGGCAGGACAATCTACCTCTCATCCTGCTCAAGAAACGCCAGCATTCAACCGCCTGGAAATCCCTGGATCTCGGGGTGTCCATCACTTCTGTAGAGAGCAAGGCCACCAAGACCGATATCCGCGCATCGAAGTCTTTTATCTGCTCTGCCATTGTTATCGACAAGTCGGCGGTGAGTAAATAGACGATGGCAACCATCACCAAATCAATCAAAGCGAGCGGAGGGGACTACACCACCATCGCGGCTTGGGAAGCCGATCTTGATGATACTGGAATCTACGCCAGTGGGGATGTCGCAATTGGGGAGTGTTATAACCAAGTCTATAACGAGGCAACAGTAACCATCAATGGAGGCGGTACTGTTGGTCTTGCTTCACGCAAACTGTCGGTAGCAGTGGGTAATAGGCATAATGGTACGGCTGGTACTGGGGCAAGATTTAACAATAATGGCTCTATCTTTTTAGAGTCAACAATAGCTAATACCATACTTGAGTGGTTAGAGGTTGACGGTAATGAAACCCATATTTACACAGCCGAAGCCATCCGCATGGACAATGGGGCAATCATATCAAAAATAATATTGCATGGTTTCTATACTTACGGTTTTAGGGGCATATACGCTTGGGGTAATTTAGATGTTTTTGATTCTATAATATATAATTTAAAAGTTTCTTATGGCGCCTTAAGGGCTCTTGATCTTATTTGCAGTCAGTATTATAATGTCAATATATATAATTCAACTATCCACAATCTAAAAAATGATTCTGCTTATAGTGATTGGGTTTTTGGTATACGGGGTGTAGATTATAATACCCTTCGTGTAAAAAATCTTATCGTAACTGATATGGGGGGGACTTCTTTAGGAACGAAGCTCTGTTACTTTCCCTCCTCGCCTGTCCAAGCGGTGATGGATTACAATTTATCCTCGGATGCTTCCGCATATGGGGCACATTCGCTAATCAATAAATCCTCCTCAAATCAATACGTTTCAACGGTACTGGGTTCTGAAGATCTCCATCTAAAGGCCGGCGCAGATGCGATAAATGCCGGAGTGGACCTCGGCACGACGCCTGTCGGTGTAAACATCGACATTGATGGGTACGATCGCGACTCTAACAACGTCACCTGGGACATGGGGGCTGATGAAGTTCAGACCCAGACGGTAACGGTTGATTCTGTTGAGGGAATAGTCGCATCTGAGGTGATTGATGTCCTTCGCTTTGTTCCAGGAGGAGCATCTGACGGGCTGAAACTCTCTGAGACGATCAGTGCTCTTTCCATTATTCGGGTAGGAACATCGGACGGACTGAAACTCGCTGAGACAATCAGTGCTCTTGCGACTATCCAAGGAGGAGCATCTGACGGGCTGAAACTCTCTGAGACGATCAGTGCCATCGCGCTGGCGGTGGATATCGTTACAGACGGTTCCAATTTTTCGGATTCACCAGAAGGAGTTGCCACGGCGCTGGGTAGTTCTGTGGACGTGTTTGTCCTCGGCGATCTATCTGCAGCAATCCGAACACTCCTCATGGGGGTCTATGATAGGGTAGAGATCGTAGACCAATCCCCAGATCCAATTACGGGAACAATCTTTGTCCTCATGCAAGGGGAAAGACCGTTCCTCATAATTACAGCATCGTGAGATCAACATGTCCGAAATTCTTATAAAACTATCGGATGACGTGAGTAAGGATCCCATTGGATCCTGGCGCACTGGAGATATATTCACTGCTCGGGAGGATGGTTTCAAGTGGGGAACCGAAGAGGTTCCTCCTATCTTCCTGGTGGTTAAACTTCCCGGAATCCCTCTCAGTCAACTACAGCCGATGCTCGTAGGTTGGAACAATGTAGATGGAGACATTTATCGACAACGCCTATGGATGTGGGACGGAGAGAAGTTCGTTCGCAAGAGCGACGGAATCATTAGGACCGTGGGGCAGTTGCAGGCGTGACTACGACCGTCATTAAGAGCATCAAGCCGGCCGGGGGCGGGGACTATTCCAGTCTCAATACTTGGGAGTCCGCCAATAGAGCGGACCTGGTGTCGCTGGATCAGATCCGCGTGGCTGAGGTCTATTCTGGCGGAAATGCTCTTTTGGCAAATACCTATATAGTGCTTAATGCTGGATGGACTACTAATCCTACCCACTACATCGAGATTCGCGGCGCAACCGGCGAACAGCATCAGGGCATCTTCAGTACAAGCAAGGCGTATATGGAGTATCTTGATCCCGCGCACAGCGAGATTATTGAGATTTATAAGGACGCCCGGATTACCAGGATGCAATGTCGATCGGACCTATACTCCATCTACGCAGCCCCGGCCGCCGGGCATGAGGTCTATGTAGATCAGTGCATTTGCATTATAGCTGCAACATCTAACCTGATCCGAGGAACGGTCTACAACGCCGGAGCTGGTCTCGTGACCGTGCGAAGCAGTGTCGTTTTGAACAACGGATCTGGAGGAGGCTGGGGTATCGCGTGTCTCTCCACTGGACCCGTGAATTCTTATGGCAATACCATTGTGGCCCCTAATTATGCCTATCATGCCATGGCTGCTGGAAGTGATAGTCAGGACAATTACCTGAGTGCAGGTACTTGTTATCACGGAACCATTGTCAAAGGCGATCACGATGCCACGAGCAATAATGAGGCGACTACTCCGGCTCTTCGTAGCATCGCCTATTCCACTGCCAATTTCGTAAGCGTGACTCTCGGCTCCGAAGATTTCCATCTCAATCCCACTTCTGTCTTGAGGTGGGGTGGTGTGGACCAGGCCGGCCTCACGACGGATTTCGAAGGGCAGGCACGTCACTCTCCTCCATCCATCGGTGCAGATGATGATCCGTCGGTCATATTGACGGTCGATTCAGTTGACGGTGTCACAGCATCTGAGGCAATTTCCCGTGTCGGGAACATCCCTGTTTCTATCCTTGAAGGACTAACGGTTTCCGAAAGCGTCGTTCGGTTGGTGACGGCTCTCTGTGGATCGGCGGATGGGATATCCATTTACGATTCTCCCCAAAGAACTCTTACCGTCATTGTGACGGCAAGTGACGTCACTACCTTCCAAGATCTTGCCAGTTCCATTCGAACAGCATTTTTGGGGGTGTATGATGGAGTTGAGGCCGTGGACCGGTCACCGGAACCGATCGACGGAATGATGTCGAGTCTACTTCAGGGACAAAAGCCCTTTGTTGCCATTCAGGTGGCATATCCAAGGATCGAGATTAGGGTACGTTGAGGGACCAATGATTCAAGCACAGAAGGCTCGTTTCGGTGGAGTGTTCGATGTTTGGGCGTATGACAAGGACGGGAAGTTCCTGTGGCACGACACGGCGAAGAATCTCGTCCCGAATCCCGCGCTCCAACTCATCATCGACGACCTGTTCAACGGCGGCACCCAGTATACGGACTGGCACGTTGGTATCACGGGGGACACTCCTGCTCCGGCCGCCGGAGATAATATGGGGGGTCATGCTGGTTGGGCCGAGGTTGTGGCCTATGGCGAAGGTGATCGTCAGACCTATACCGGTGTCCGGACGAACCAGACCGAGAGCAACAGCGCCGCGAAGGCGACGTTCTCCATCAACGTCGATACCACGCATATCGGTGGAGCTTTCCTGACGACCAGCGATGTCAAGGGAGGAGGAGTTGGAGTGCTTCTTTGCTGCGCTCCATTTACCGCCGGCAACAAGATTCTAAGCAGTGGCGATTCGCTGGTGGTCCAGTACAACTTCGCGGCTGCTGACGACGGAATCTGATCATGATCACGATCGCAACGCGGGCGGTTGAGAAGAGCACCTTCGCCTTGGTGGTGACCTTCTACGACGAATTGAATGCCCTCGTCATCCCGAATGAAATCTACTGGACGTTGACGAACCGCCAGGGAGACATTATTAACGGACTGTCTCACGTCATGGTGGGAGTTCCTGGTTCGACGATTACGATTCTGTTGAAGGGAGCGGATCTGGCAATCCAGTCAGACGAGGCCAGCTCTCCCGCCAGTCGCCTCTTGACCATCGAGGCCCTGTACGATTCAAGTCTCGGACTCGGTCTTCCTTTCAATGAGGAAGCGGTTTTCTTCATCGACAACCTGACGAAGATTTCATGAACATTGACCCCAAACTCGATCCGTCGACTCGCTCGCGAGCCTATAGCGCGATGGCCCCTGTCTGGGACAAGATCGACACAGTCCTCGGCGGGACGAAGGCGATGCGTGCCTCCGGCCAGATTTACCTTCCGCAGCATCAGGAGGAGAGCAACCTGGCCTATCAGGAGCGCCTCCTGTGCTCGACGTTGCTCAATGAGGCGGAGTTGACCCTGAACTCCTGGGTCGGTCGACCTTTCAGCGAGCCGGTCAAGATCGGCAGTGATGTCCCGAAGGAGATCGAGGACCTGTTCGACGACGTCGACCTCCAGGGGAACCAACTCTCCGTCTTCGCTCGAAACTGGTTCCGCGAGGGATTGGCGAAATCGGTCTCCCATGTCCTCGTCGACTTCCCGAGCGTGGACCGCGTGGGCCGGACGGTGGCCAACGATTTGAAGGAGAACCTTCGCCCCTACTGGACTTTCGTGAGGCCGGAGAACTTGATCTTCGCCTCCTCCGCCATCGTCAACGGGCATGAGGTTCTGACGCATGTCAGGATTCGGGAACAGTCTCTTGTACGGGTGGGGTTCACAGAGAAACTTGTGGACCGGATTCGTATCTTCGACCGGGACGATGCCGGTCAGGTGACGTGCTCGCTATGGGAATTGCGGGACAGATCCTGGAAGTTGATCCAGGCACCGGCTCTTCTCGACATCGATGAGATCCCGATCGTCACCTTCTACTCCGATCGGATGGGGCTCATGTTGGGCAAGCCTCCCCTGGAGGATTTGGTCGACCTGAACATCGCCCACTGGCAGTCGAGTTCTGACCAGCGGAGCATCCTCACGGTCGCTCGATTCCCGATCCTCGCGTGCTCGGGCGTGGACGAGGACGAGTCCGAGGGCAAGAAGAAGATGCCCCTCGGGCCGAGGAAGGTCCTCACGACGCCGGATCCCAGCGGGAAGTGGTACTACGTCGAGCATCAGGGCAACGCCATCGCCGCCGGGCGCCAGGATCTCCAGGACCTGGAGGAGAAGATGGGGCACTATGGGGCGGAGTTCCTCACGAAGCGCCCCGGCTCGACGACTGCGACTGCGAGGGCTCTTGATTCCGTTGAGTCGACAAGCGGCCTCCAGGACGCCGTGATTCGCTTCAATGACGCGCTCAACCAGGCGTTGGTGCTGACCGGCAAGTGGATCGGTGTGGAGAAGCCGGGACAGGTTCTCATCAATACCGAGTTCGCCCCTGCCGCAGGCGATCAGGCAGACATGGGGGCGCTGGCGAATGCCAGGACGTCCAAGGACATCAGCCGGAAGACCTACGTCCACGAACTACAGCGGCGCGGGACGCTGGCCGAGGACTTCGACGAAGAGGTCGACCTGGAGGAGATCAAGTCGGAGGAAGACCTGGGGGCACCGACAGACGGCCAGCCGATAGATCCGCTGGCGCAGGATGCAGAGCCGGCTGCCGGGAAGGACGTGCCTCCGCCTCCGGAAGATGGTCCTCTGCCACCGAAGAAGTAGTCCATGCTGACCATCAACGATGACCTCTTCCATGGGTCAGTGCGGCACCAGATCCGCGTGCGCCGGTACGCCGGCACCGTGGCGGTTGCGATCCTGGCCATTCTCGAAAAGGCGGACCGGGAGCTGACGCGGCTCCTTCGCGACCGCCTATCTGAGATGGGCGGCAAGTACGACCTCAAGAGTAAGCGGTGGGAAAGACTTCTTTCCGACATCCGGGACAGTAGGAAAGAAGTCTTTACCAATATCAAGACGCAGGCGTTCGACGACTTCAAGAAGTTCTCGGCCGTCGAGGTTGCTGCGGAGGTAGCGGCACTCGTCGCTGTCCTTCCTGCCGAGGTGAAGGTAGCCTCGGTCTCTGCTGCCGAAGCTTGGACCGCCTCCAAGGTAAAGCCGGTTGCCGGCAGCTTCATGCAGGAGTGGTTCAAGCATCTCGCCGACACGGACCAGAAATCCATTCAGCGTGCTGTTCAGATGGGAGTTACCCAGGGCGAGGCCATCCCAGATATCATGCGCCGCGTTGCAGGGTCCGCGGCGAACGCCTTCCGTGATGGGACACTCGCGACGACGCGGAGACAGGTGGAGTCCGTCGTTCGTACGGTGGTCAACCACATCTCGAACGAGGCACGGGAGGCTGTCTGGGAAGCGAACTCCGACATTCTCATCGGGCTTCGGTGGACATCGGTGCTCGATGGACGGACGACGATGATCTGCATGAGTCGGGATGGAATGATCGCGCCGATTGGGGACAAACCTCTGCCGGAGTGGGCGGTCCCGCTGGAGCCGCCGGACGCAAGACCGCCTGCGCATTGGGGTTGCAGAAGCGTCATGACCGCCGTCATCGACGGCGAGGGAGCCCTCGGAGAGCGCCCCTACGTCACCGACACGCGGGGCCGCAAGGAGCGTGAGGTCGACTTCAGGGCGCAGGCCAAGGAGACGGGCCAGTCCATCAAGGAGGTTCGCAGCGCCTGGGCGGACGCCAACATTGGTCAGGCCCCCGGGGAGACCACATACCAGACGTGGCTTGGACAGCAGACGGCGGCCTTTCAGGATGAGGTCCTCGGCCCGGCTCGAGGGCGCCTATTCCGGAGTGGTAAGCTGAGCCTGTCGCAGTTCGTTGACTCCTCCGGCAAGACCTTGACGCTCGACCAGCTCGGAGTCGAATAGGAGACATATGTTGAACCGGATCTTCGTGCTTGCGCTGTTCTCTGGACTCCTCAGTGCATGTAGTCCGAAGGTCTCGACCGAGCAATTCCTGGTTGAACAACTCATTTCTCCCTGCGTCCGAATTACCCATGGAGACGATGGCGGTTCAGGTACGGTGATCTCCTCGTCTCCGGATAGGGGAACCTGGGTCCTGACGGCCGCGCATGTCGTGAGTGCCTGCGTGGATGATGGTGTGACTGTTGACTTGTTCACCTACGACGAGGCGGGTCATGTCGTAGACCGCATCTCTATACACGCTTGCATCGAGGCGATTAGTGAAGACGAGGACCTTGCGATCCTGATCATGGAGTACGTCCCGGGGGCCAGTGCGGCACCCATCTATCAGGGGTCACTTCACCTGTTCCAGGAAGTGTATGCCGTGGGATGCCCCATGCTTCTCGATCCCATGTCCACTAAGGGGCACATCATCGCGCTGGACGTCCATGGGGGTCCTATTGACAAGCCTTTCGCGGGATCTTCCTCGGACATCTATCCGGGAAATTCCGGCGGAGCCCTTATGGTGGAGGATGGTGGAGTCTGGTACATAGCGGGCGTCATGAGTTGGTGGAAACGCGTCACCTATCTCGGATACTACTCTCCGCCGGAGCGCGTGAGGGCTTTCCTGGAGGCGCATTCATGATTCGAAAACTACCGGGTGAGAACAAGTGGCGTCTGATGTCGAAGGACGGCCAGAAGAACCTGGGCACCTTCGACTCGAAGGAGGCTGCCAAGAACCACGAGCGGCAGGTGGAGTATTTCAAGCACCAAGGACACAGGGAGGTGGACGCGCACAAGAAATAAGCACAACAACTCCCGGAGTGTTACCGTTCTCTCAACTATCCTGCTGGCGGGGTGACCCCCCGGCTGGCTGAAGTGATTTCAGTCAAGGAGAAACATGGCCTTCGATTTCGAAACCAACGCCGTTGTCAAGGACATCAATATCGTTCCCGATCAGTTCCGTCCCCTGTTCGCCGAGGATCCCGCCGAGAAGGGGGTCTTCAAACTCCGGAGCGACGACAGTGCCGTGAAGGGCGCTGTCGAGGCCATCGTCGGCCTGAACAAGGCACTGAGGGCCGAGCGGAAGATCTCCACGGACCTGAAAGGCAGGGCTGTGGACCTGTCACCCCTCACTGAGTTCGGAACGTCTCCCGAGGAGATCAAGTCGGGAATCCAGGCGAAGATCGACGAATTCCAGGAGCAACTTGCCAAGGGCAAGGACGCGAAGCTGGATCTGGAGAAGATCAAGGCCGATATCAAGGCGGCCCATGCCAAGGACCTCGGCACCAAGGACGGGACGATCAAGAACCTGACCACGCAGCTTGAGTCGATCCTGATCGACAACGCTCTCCGGTCTGCGATCGGGGATCAGTCGGTTGACGCCGACCTCGTACTGCCCTTCGCGAAGGCGTTCATGCGGACCTCTCAGGAGGACGGCAGGTTCCGTGCGGTCGTGGTGGACGCCGAGGGTTCCCAGCGGGTCAACGGAGCGACGGCGCAGCCCATGTCCCCTGCCGAACTGATCGCCGACATGAAGCGGAATCCCAAGTACGCGCCGCTCTTCAAGTCGGAGGTTCCTCGCGGCGGCGGCACTCCCCCGGGGTCTACCGGCGCTCGTATCCCCCCTGCCGGAGCGAAGTTGTCGTCAATCGATAGGATCTCCGCCGGCCTTCGGAAGGCCGGAATCTAAGGGCGGAGATTTCGTGTGGTATTCTTGAAGTAGATCGAACACGCAGACGGGTGATCCGTAAGGCGTGACGGCTGTTGTGCCCTTCCTGAGAGTGATTCGAAGGAACTGTGGGCAGGTTTCTTCGGATTGTTTTAATCACCAACCTTTCAGGAGGTGTGTCCATGCCGTCTGTTACGCTGCAGATGTCCGGCTACTTGGCACAGGATGATCTGGTCGCCGGTGTCATCGAGAACGTCGTCACCGTCAATCGCATGTTCGACATGCTTCCCTTCGATGGTATCGACGGGAACGCCCTTGCCTACAACCGCGAGCTGGTGCTCGGCGGGGTCGGTGTGGCGGGCGTCGGCACGGCCATCACTGATGCGCTCGATGTCGCCGCCGGCAAGACCGCGAAGAATGCGGCCACCTTCACTCCGGTTACCTCCATGCTCACCACGATCATTGGCGATGCCAACGTGAACGGCATGATCCAGGCTACCCGGTCCAGCGATGGCAACGACCAGCGCGCCGTTCAGGTCGCCTCGAAGGCGAAGAGCCTGGGCCGTCAGTTCCAGACCATGCTCATCACGGGAACGGGTGCGAATTTCCAGTTCTCGGGCCTGGACAAGCTCATGCCGGCTGGCCAGAAGGTCACTCCGGCCGTGGGTGGACAGGTTCTGGCGTTCGTTGACCTGGACACGTTGATCGACACCATCTCGGACAAGGATGGGGCGGTCGACTACATCCTCATGCACGCCCGGACGCTGCGGAGCTTCAATGCGCTGCTCCGTGCGCTCGGCGGGGCATCGATCAACGACACCGTTGAACTGCCCTCCGGGAACAAGGTTCCTGCCTACCGCGGGATTCCCATCTTCCGGAACGACTACATCCTGACGAACGTGGTCCAGGGCGGAACGCCCAACACCGCGTCGGTCTATGCCGGCACGTTCGACGACGGCTCCCGGACCCACGGCATTGCGGGCCTCACTGCCTCGAAGGCGGCGGGTATCAATGTCGTGCAGGTCGGAGAGGCGGAGGACGCGGACGAGTCCATTACCCGCGTGAAGTGGTATTGCGGATTCGCCGTCTTCAGCGAGCTGGGCGTCGGTCAGCTCACCGGCGTTACGAACTGATTTGGTAATCGATGGGGTAAGGAAAGCACAACCGTTTTCCTTACCCCGTTTTCACGAAAAGGAGCATTGCAGCCGATGTCTAATATCTATCTGCTTTCCATTCCCGAAAGCTCCGGATCTGTCAACTGTGTTCGGCGCATGCTCGTTTCGGCCGCGACCGAGGCGGCTGCCCGAGAGGTCGCCAGTGTCATGGACGATGGGGATGCCGATTGGACCGATACGGACATCACCTCCGAGGTCATCGCCGATCCCGCTCTCTACGGGTACGGTGGTTGGAAGTTCGAGATTCGCGTCTCGGTTCCTCCGGCCTTTGGTATTCCGCAGCCGGACCTCGTCGCGAGTTATACCGGAGTGGCGTACGTTTTTGGAGGTCCGGCTGCTGACACTCTTCAACAGATCGGCGTCGGTCTTGAGACTGCCCTGAACGCGCTCCCCGAGATCGACAACGCGGCCTATGATCACGAGGCACGGTCACTTGTCGTTGCTACTGGCGGCGGGGATGTTCTTGGTGACAGGAGCATGTCTATCTTCGCCACTCCTCCAGGGGCGAAGTCGGGAGCGATTGCCTTGGCCGGAGGCGGGATTGTCGACAGCCTGGTGTTCGGAGGGAAGGCGGCCGACGATCTCTCTATCCAGTTCTCCAGCGGGCCGGACTATGAGAACTGGAACTTCCTCGTTCGCGTTTCTACTGCCTATGGTGTTCCGGCGACTGACGCCGTTCTGTACACTGGTGGGGCTGGTGACAGTCTTGAGGATGTCTGTGATGGCCTCGTCACACTGTTCCTGGCGATTGGGCCTGGGACCTATGTTTCCGACTATGATCCGATTTTGCGGATTCTCCGGGTGGACGATGGATCCAGTACTCTCGGTGATCAGATTCTTGAGGTGGACATCTACGCCCCTGCTGGGGTAGTGGACCAGTCTCCCCGTTTGGTCAGCGGGATCGTGTGTGACGGAGCGGGGGGCGATCCCTTGGCGATCGGATTCATTGATGAGGGCGTTGTGCCGCCTCTCGTTCTCAAGAAGCTGGCGTAAGAAAGGAAGTCGACAATGGCTCAGAAGTTTGTCGTCGGAAACGCAAAGGCCAACCCGAAGAAGAATGGCCTCGTTGGTCACGTCATCGACGCGGACAACATCGCCCAGGCGCTTGAGGTTGCCCAAGCGGCTCAGGATGGTGACGGCGATTGGGACGCGGCGGATATCACTTTCTTTGATCCTGCTGACCCCATCGCTGCCGACTACAAGGGGTTCGCGTACCGGATCCGGGTGGGACGTGACCCCGTGACGGACCCCCTCAGCGGTCCGGATACGCTCGACATCACGTACGTCGGAGTCGGAAAAGATGGTGTGAACGATATCGGCGACGGACTTGCCGCGCTCATTGCGGCGGAAGGTGGCGCTTTCGTCGGTGCTGCTTACGCCACTCCCAATTTGAAGATTGCCGGCGCTGGTATCGGGAATCGGAAGATTTCCGTCGAGGCGATTCCCGCGACGTGCGTCCGCCCGGTGCCCAGTCTGATCGGCGCCCTCACCCACGATGGGGCGGTCGGCGACATTCTTGCCGTGGCCCTCGTCATTCCGGCGAACGATCCTCCGGCGACCATTCCACTCCAGGTCTAAAATGGGCTGCGTGAGGTTCCGTCCGGTTGGGAAGTCGTGGCGGGGGACCCCTGTCTACGAAGCGACAAATGACCCAACCGGACCGGGACCTACCGGAAAACAGATGCGAGCGAGTGACATGCTGGTCCCCCGCCCATGTCCTCGCGGCGTCACGATGCCAGGGGGCACTGACAAGAACGCTCCGAAGAGGTAGAAGACATGTCCTTCCTGGTTCAAGATGATCAGGGGTCGGTGGCCGGCGCCAATTCCTACGTCGATGTTGATGACCTCCGTGATTACCATCTCGATCGAGGCGTGGACGTTTCGGTATATGCCGATGATCTCTGTGAACGAGCCCTTGTCCGGGCCACGGATTACATGGACGGGCGTTTCCAATTCATCGGCACGCAGGCCAGCCTGACGCAATTCACCAAATGGCCTCGGGGCAATGCCTACGACGATGATGACGTTCTCCGGAGTGGGATTCCGAATGAGGTCAAGGAGGCATGCTGTGAGTATGCCTATCTCGCTCTGACTGCTGAGTTGAATCCGGCTCCAACTCTGGATGCCACTGGGCGAGCGGTCCTGTCGAAACGGACCGTGGTGGGTCCCATTCAAGAGGAGACCGGATATGCCGCCGGAGCTGCTTTCAAATTTCCTAAATATCCGAAAGCCGATTCGAAGATCCGTTCTCTCACTGTTGTCGGTGGGTTCGAAATCGTAAGGAGTTGATGTGGCCGACTATACCGCGATCATCGCGACGGCCCACCGCCTCCTTGAGAAGTTCGGAGAGGAATCCACGCTCGTCCGGACGGTGAACGGGACTCCGAGCGATCCCACCAAGCCGTGGATTCCCGGGACGGCCGTCGTGACCACCTACCTCGTCCATGCAGTCTGGCTCAACGAGTCGATCCTCCGGCGGGAGTCGCTGGTCAAGCAGGGCGAGGTCTTCGCTCTGCTCGCGGCGCTGGACCTGGCGACAGTGGTTCCGGATCCTTCCACCGACCACCTCGTGCGGGCCGATGGTCGCCGGTACGCGATCGTTGAGAACGGACCGCTCGATCCGTCTGGTCAGGCGATCATCTATGAGGTCAAGGTGCGGTCGTGACGACATTGGACCAGGCCAAGGACGAGGTCCTGACCGCCTTCTTCACGGCCTGGTCCCTGCAAGCAATTCCACCCGTGGTTTACTTCGACGGCCTCCCGGACCCCGCCAGGCCGCTCCCTGGGCACCCTTGGGCGCAGGTGGTGATCCGCCACGTCAGCGGACGACGGGTGACCTTCCAACCGTCCCACTTCGAGCACACGGGCATCGTGACGATCGCGGTCTACGGCATTGATCGGGACGACGGCCAGACGCGAGCCGAGGTCGCGAGGGACGCCTTCGAGGGCCAGTGTACCCCCGGAGGTGTCTGGTTCCGGGACGTGAAGGTTGTCGAGGTTGGAGCGGACGATGCCTGGTACCACTGGAACGTGCTCGCCGAATTCCGGTGGGAGGAATCATGATCTTGCTGACTGAGGTCTACGCCGGATTCAAGACGGCCTGGGACACGTACACGCCGTCGATCACCGGAGGAACCGTCCCGCCGGTTCGGTACGATGGTGAACGGAGCATCACGCGCCCGCTTCCGGCCGTGACGTGGGTGGAGGCCCGGTCCCGTCTCGACGATGCTTCGCAGATCTCCCTGGCGAACGACACGGGGATACGCCTCTTCAAACGAAGTGGTAAGGTTGAACTGTCGATACGAGTGCCGACTACCCAGACGTTCGGGGCACTGCTCGTTGACGTGGCAAAGCAGTCCTTCCAGGGGCAAGTGACTCCCGGCGGAGTTCGGTTCCGAAATGTGCGGGCTATCGAGGTAGGACTCGATGGTCCTTGGTTTCAGTGGGACGTCGTGGCTGATTTCGAGTACGACGAGTTGGTTTAAGGAGATAGTTCGATGGTTACGCCAGCGTTGAAACAGGACAGCAACTCGGTCGGACTCGCGTGGGCGGAGGAGACGAGCATCGGGGTCCTCCCTGGAGGTCCGTTCTTCTATTCTCTTGACCCGAACGGCTTCGCGGACTTCGGCGGATCAATCAAGACCGTCGCTCGGCGTCCGATCAACCTGTCTCGGCAGAAGAAGAAGGGCACCACCGTTGACCTCGACGCCTCTGGCGGGTTCGGAATCGACCTGACCCAGGACAACGTCCAGGAACTGCTCCAGGGATTCTTCTTCGCAGATATGCGGCGGAAGGCCGAGTTGGCCATCGCCAGCGTGAAGCAGGCCGGCGGGGACGAGGACTACGAGCCGGCCGCCGGAGGTACTGCCTTCTATGCCAAAGATCTTCTTTGGGCCAAGGGGTTCTCTGACGCCGGCAACAACGGCCTCAAAGTCGTGGTGTCCAGCGGCGCGGCGTCAGTCATTGTGACGACTGCCCTTACTAAGGCCGCGGTCCAGACTGGAACCATTTCTCGTGTCGGGCACGAGTTCGCGGCCGGTGATTGTTCGGTTGACGTCTCTGGTACCTATCCGAAACTGGTGACCATTGCCAAGGACCTGACTCAATTGGGCGTGATTCCGGGAGAGTGGGTCTATATCGGTGGTGATGCGGCTCTGGAAAATTTCGCAGTGGCTGGAAACAATGGATATGCCCGCGTCCGGTCCGTTGTCATTCATGCCATGGAGTTCGACAAGACGCAGGGCGTCATGCTGATCGACAATGGCGGAGTCAAGACGATCCGCATCTATCTTGGCCGCGTCCTGAAGAACGAGTCCGGCACGTCGATCGTTCGGCGCAGCTACCAGCTCGAGCGCCAATTGGGGGCGCCGGATACCAGCGCGCCGGGCGACATCCAGGCGGAGTACCTCATCGGGGCCATTCCGAACGAGATGACGCTCAACATCCCGTCGGCTGACAAGGTGACCCTCGACATGTCCTTCGTCGGGATCGGTGTTGAGCAGGTTCTCGGATCGGCTGGCCCGAAGACCGCCACCCGCCCGACGCTCGCTGACAGTGACGCCTTCAACACGTCCTCGGACTTCAGCCGGATCAAAATGTCCGTCTGCGGGTCGGCGACGGCGCTCTTCGCCTTCCTCACGGACATGAAGATCACTCTGAAGAACAACATCGTTCCGAACAAGGCCGTCGGGACGCTCGGCGCGTTCGACTGCTCTGCGGGAACGTTCGACGTGGCCGGTTCGGTGACGGCCTACTTCGCCGACATTGCGGCCGTCGCCGCGGTCTGGGGCAACAGTGACATCACGCTCGACTTCATGCTCGCCAAGGCGAACCACGGGATCGCGATCGACATCCCGATGATCTGCCTGGGAGATGGTCGTCCGAAGGTCGATATCGACAAGCCGATCACCCTGCCGCTGACCCTGGATGCGGCTTCGGGTGCGAAGGCGCTGGCGACTCAGGACCACACGCTCCTGATGGTATTCTTCGACTACCTGCCGACTGTTGCTTGCTGATAGCTCTTTCCTGCGGGACCCGGGACTAAGAGGGGAGTTCCGGGTCCCCTTCCTTGACCCCCTCGGGAGAACCCCTCTATGAGCCTTTACTCGAAGTTCGCCACGGATCCGTCGATCGAGACCCAGGGAATCTTCCTCGACTACGGAGACGGGTGCAAGATCCGCATCCGCCGGGCCGGCGGCGCCAACAAGGACTACATCAAGGCCATCGAGCGCCTGAGCCGCACCCACCGCTTCCAGATCCAGACCGGCCGCCTCTCCATCGACGAGAGTCGTCAGATCATGGCCGAGGTCTACGCCAACACCGTCGTCCTCGGGTGGGAGGGCGTGAAGGGTCCTAACGGCGAGGAGATCCTGTTCTCGAAGGAGAACTGCCTCAAGCTCTTCCTCGACCTTCCTGACCTCTTCGCGGACGTCCAGGCACAGGCGGACAACGCCGCCTTCTTCCGGGTGAACATCGACGAGGCTGACGCAAAAAACTGATCGACGTCCTGCTCTGGCATCTGGAGCAGGGCAAGACCGCGCAGAAGATCATCGATGAATGCTGCCGGGACAAACGTCCACTCCCGGCAGCGATAGCGAACATGCCGGAGTTGCCTCCGGAATTGTCGTTGTACTGGGTGGCCTACGGCCACCTCAGCACATGCCGCCCGGCCGGATTTGGCGGCGGCTACCCGGTACCATGGACTGCGGTGGTTGCTTACGCCGAAGTCAACGAGTTCGATGAGGAGCAACTGGAGCGTCTCGTCTACTTCGTGGGGGAATTGGATACGGCGTTCCTGAAATGGTACGGGGCAAAGCATGACCGATCTGGCGGTGAGACTAAACCTGCGGGGCCGTGGTCTGGTAAAGGCAGTTGAGAAACTCCTCCGGACCGCCGCGCTCGTAGCCGACCGCGAGGTCGTCCGCCGGACTCCCGTCGACACGGGCCGCGCCAGATCCAACTGGATCGTGACCAAGGGCGAACCTGCCAATTACGGGAGCGCCAATATCGATACGGAAGGATCGGCGGCCCTGGAGCAGGGCGCGGCGGTCCTCAAGGACTACAGTCTCGACGACGGTCCGATCTTCAACACGAACAATGTCGTCTACATCATGCCCTTGGAGCACGGATCGTCTCGGCAGGCGCCGGCCGGCATGGCGACACAGGCCGTCGCGGCAGCGGCAGCAGCCGTCAGGGCGGCTGCTTTGAATTCACTGATCGGCGCGGCCTTCGCGACGGGGAGTAAGTAACGTGGCAACGGAACGCTTAATTCTCGAAGTTTCGGATGGGGGCACTACTCGCACAGTGCAAAGATCCCTGCAGGACCTCGGCACCACCGGGGATGCCGCGGCGAAGAAGGTCAAGCAGGGCATGGATGAGTCCAACAAGTCCGCCCAGGGTGCCGTCGCGGGATTCAACATGCTCCAGAAGGCCATCGCCGCACTCGGAGCGGTGATCAGCGTCAGCAAGGTGCTTGAGTATGCTGATGCGTATATCAATCTGCAGAACCGCATTGCAGTTGTCGTGAAGGGCACTGAGATGCTGGCCGCCGTCCAGAAGGGAATTGTGGCCGTAGCGGACGAGACCAGATCCTCCGTGGAGGACACGGCCGATGTCTATAGCCGGCTTTCCCGTGCGAGCAAGGAGCTTGGGATCTCCCAGCAGTCCGTCCTGGACATTACCCGCAGGATGAACGAACTGCAGATCATCAACAAGGGGGCGTCTGACGGGGCAACCGGAGGAGTGCGTGCCCTGGTGCGTGCGTTGACCCAGGGCGCAGCGATGGGGAATGATCTGAGAATCATTCTCAAGGATATCCCGAGTTTGGTGGACGTGATGGCGGCACATTTTGGGGTGAGCACGAATGCCATCCAGAAAATGGTGGCCTCCGGGCAGGTGACCGCCGAGGACATGGTCACCATGTTCACAGTGTCCGGAAAAGCGATCGACGATCAGTTCAACAGCATGTCCTCCACTATCGGGCAGGCATGGACCAAAATCTCCAACCACCTCATCACCGGAGTCGGGGCATTCACTCAGGCCACAGGCGCCGCCAATCTGCTTATCGCCACGATGGGGTTCCTGTCTAACCATCTCAGTATCCTGGCGGCCGTGGTTGTCCCCGCACTTATCATCGCGATCCATGCCCTCTGGGCAGGCATTGCCGTCACCCCGTTCGGAGCGATTGCCATCGGGATCGGTGCTGTAATTGCGCTCGTACTCGAATTGATTCAGCACTGGGACGGTGTTGTAAACGCCCTTCGCCCGGTGATCCTATTTCTTGCGCAGGCGTCGGGGAGCATGGCTGGACTGTTCCACGGACTCATCGACGGGGTAGTGGTACTTGCCAAGAACATGCCGAACGTCGTTGGCGATATTGTCATCTCGGCCGTCAATGGCATCTTCCACAGCCTCAACTCCTTGATGGAGAACTTCCAGATGGATATGAACGCCCTTCTGGAAGCGTTGGAGGTCAAGGCGGCATACTGGGCAAGGATGGTGGGTAAAGAATCTCCCAATATGGGACGTGTCGCCTTTCCACATCTGAACGACCTGGAGAACCCCTATGCAGGAGCGGCAGTTGGGGCGGCAGGCGCAGCCGCCAAGGCGTTCTCGGACACCTGGGACCAGTATACGAACGGCATGGTCGCCAAGACTCTCGCCTGGCTTGATACGGTAAAGGCCCGGGTTTTGGGAAAGACCGGAGGAGGTGTTCTTGCCGCGGCTCCCGAGTCGGTCCATGACTCCCAGTTGAAGGGGAACAAGCATCTCATGGACGTCGACAAAGAGCTGAAGATGGAGCAGGAGCTTGCGGCGTCCTATGGGATCGAGCGGAAGGCTCTCGAAGAGAAACTCAAGTTCGTCGATTCCCTGGAACCGAAGACGATTAAGGGATTGACTGACGAAGACCATGCTCTGATCTCCAAGATGGGTGACCAGATTAAGGAGATCGATCTCCTTCGCGAGAAGGCCGCGGCTCTCCAAAGCATCAAGGGAGTGGACGAGGACTACAAGAACACACAGACGGCTCTCGGTGAACTTCTTCGAGACAAGGTAATCAGCCAGCGCGAATACAACCAGGCGCTGGCGGATTCGATCCTGAAGACCCAGGAGTATGCCCGTCCGCTCGATGTGGTTTGGGCCAAGTTCCAGAAGATGGACCTGAGCATCGGGCAGATGTCGGGACAGCTCGGGGACACGCTCATCAAGTCGATCGACAGCGCCTCCGGTGCTCTCGCCGATTTCGCCATGTCGGGATTCGCCAGCGTCCAGGAACTCCGTAAGGCGTTCTCGGACCTCTTCGCCGCTATCGCGAAGGACATCCTGAAGATGGTCATCGAGATGCTGATCATGAAGGCGGTCATGGGTATCGCCGGATCGTTCGGCGGCGGAGGTGGAATCGGAGCCGAGGGCGGATCCGCAGGGATTTCCAGCCTGGAGGGCGGCGGCGGGATGATGGGCACCGTCGGCAGCTTCGCTGGCGGTGGATCGGTCTTCGGCGGCCGGCCGATCCTCGTGGGCGAGACGGGGCCAGAGATCTTCGTCCCGCCTGGCAACGGCCAGATCATGCCGAACGGCGGGCTGGGCGGGCCGTCGCCCGTGGTCCAGAACCACATCAACGTGGTCCTGAACCCGGACGACATCACCGGGGTTATGAATTCCCAGTCCGGTCATAAGACGCTCATCAACGCGATTTCCAGCAACCGCGAGACGATCAAGAAAATCCTCTCGTAGTAGTAGGATAGATCCATGGCTTTCAAGACAGGCGCAGCTACCTCCTACATCGACGCACTCAACATCCTCGTCTCCTTTGCCCTCGCGAAGGAGACGGTATCGGCCGTGGTTGCCGTGCCGGGTGCGAACAATTCTCCGGGAGACATCCTGACCGTCGTCGGCGGGACTCCTGAGACCGCCGCCACGTTCACCGTCGCGACCGTCGACGGGGGCGGAGGAGTGTTGACCGTGACGCCTCTCGTCACTGGCCTCTACTGCAACGGCTCCGAGCCGGCGAACAACGTGGCGACGACGACCAACGGTGCGGGGGACAACGCCTGCACCCTCACCGTGACGTGGGCCGGCGCCCTGGGGTGGACGCAACAGCGGAACACGGTCTATTCCGGATCCGACAAGGAAGTGATCCTCCTGGGAGACGGAGGCGGGGCTTACTCGATCTACGTCGGGATCCGGAGTTTCAACGACGCGGCCGGATCCGGCGCCTACAACTGGGAGTTGGTGGGGCTCACCGGATATGCCGGCGGATCTGCCTGGGCCGCCCAGCCCGGAATCTCCCCCGGGCGCTACGACCTCGCGCAGCGTGGGGCGTACGTCCCCCTCCGGAATGCCGCGATCACCTACTGGTTCTTCGTCACGAACCGAAGGATCATCTGTGTGTTCAAGGTCGGGACCGTGTATACGAACATGTACCTCGGTCTTGCCAATCCTTTCGGGACCGCTTCGGAATATCCGTATCCGATCGCCGTTTTCGGTTGCTGCGGGACATGGAACACTCTCTATTCGACGGCGACTCAGGGGATCTCTGGCCTTGTTGACCCGGTGAACATCACCAACAACGACGATGGGGTCGCCTACATTCGCGACTCTGGCGGAATCTGGCGTAGCGTCGTGAACACGAAGATGTCCGGCGCGAACCGTTCTGCGGTCAAGGTCGTGAACGTCTGGCCGGTGGGGATGCTCGACTACGTGTCCTTCCCCGCAGAGGATTGCTGCGTGGCGAACAACATCGCCTTCGACAAATACGCCCCGGTGGGAGCGGCCGGCACGGCGCCGGCTTATAAACTCTACCCGACGCCAGACTCCGGCGGAAATAAGGTCGTGCCGTTCCCAAATTTCATCGCCATGAACACCCCGCTCGCTGTCCTCGCGGAGCTGGACAATGTCCACTGGATCAGCGCGTGCGCTCCCACGGCGAATATCGTTTCCGAGGATACGATCACGATCGGGTCGGATGTCTATCTCTGCTTCCAACAGGGGAGTCGCACGGACTTCTACAGCTACTTCGCGATCAAGAGGGAGTAAACATGGCCATCGTTTATGAGACGGCCGCCGGGACGGCTGATCAGCAAGCATTTCTCACGGCACTTGATGCGTTCGCCGTGGCGAATGGCTGGACCGAGGATGAGTGGAGTGTTGCCAACAAACGTTTGTGCATCCACAAGGGAACAGTCTACATCCAGTTCCGCTGGGACGCCGTCGCCTCGACCGGTTGCATCGCCATCTACCAGTCTCTCGGATACACCGGCGGCAATGCTCCTGGATACCATCTGAACGACTCTGGGAATGGCCAGATCTCGGTGAACCCCATCACCTCTGGCAGGCGCCTTCAGGTGATTGGGAACGGCGCTTTCACGAACTACTATTTCTTCACGGACGCTGCCTCCCCCTATATCCATGTGGTCCTCGAATACGCCGCCGGGGTCTTCAGACACATGACGTTCGGTCTCATTAACAAGATCGGGGACTGGGTCGGAGGGGAGTACTGCTCGGCCTTCGCTTGGAACCTCGTGACGAACCCGAGCGTCATCACGTACTCGGGGCACTACGCCATGTTCGACGCCTACGGTCTCACCACGATCTGGGACACCGGAACCCTCCACTTGGAGGGTATGCCGAACGAGGGTGGAACCTCTAAGTGGGCTCTGATCGCGAACACCACTGCAGGGGGCGCCAATATCGACCGGGCGTCGATCGCCAGGTACGTCGTCCAGGGAGGACTCCGGGAAGGCCCACTCAACAACGTGATGTGTGCCATGGCGGCTAATCCCAACAATGGGTTCGTACCGATGCAGCCGCTCTGGCTGGCCTACCGGGACCGTACCACGAGTCCCGAGAGTCACTACCTCCTGGGCACGATCCCGGACCTTCGCTTCATCAACATCAAGTACCTCGACCCGGCGGAGGAGTTCACCGTTGGTGCCGAGACCTGGAAGGTTTTCCCCTGGATCAAGAAGCAGAACCTGGGCGGGACGAACGTTGAGTCGAAGAACATGGGGCTCGCCTACAGAAAGGCGTAAGCCACCATGCCTACGAACCGAGCCGGCAGCATTCTCTCTCTGTCCCAGGACGGGGTCTATCCCACCTACTGGACGGTGGCGAAGGACGCTCCGCTCCAGTGGTCGATTGAGCAAGCCGGGAAGTGTCCGTCCTTGGGCATTCTCGGTGGGGTACGTGGGAACGGGTCCCCTGTTGCCCTCCCCACAGACTTCGACGGGAATCTGATTCCCGGACCGGGAGACGACTTCTTCGAGCACATCATCTATATCCCCACGTCGATCGCCGCGGGAGTGGTGTTGACGACCAAGACGTATTACATCGAACTCTACAGCAGTTACCGGCGGGAAACCCGGGTCTTCCAGAGCTATCTGAACACGGCGGGGGCAGGAATCGTCATTACGAACCTCCCCGCCCTCCCGTCCAGCACCCCGCCGCAGTCCGGCTACAACCTAATTCTGCAGGTCCTCACCAGCGGTCCGCCGACGATCCTGGGAGAGCTGGACTTCGGATTCGACACGGTGATGGTCGTTCTCCCTATCACGGGGCAGCGGACGATCCTCTTCCCCTATGAGCCCGAGACGCCGATCATCGAGCACCTGAGTTTCCTCACCGACGTCCGATTGCGGCGCGACGGAACGGAGCAGCGCTCCTCTCTCCGCGCCTTCCCCCGGCAGATGTTCGAGGCGAACTACCTCCTGGACGGCGTGGAGCGGCAGGCATTCCAGGCGAACATTTTCGACGGGCAGAATAACCCGCTGGGAATGCCGGTTTGGTTCGAGTCAACGGTGGCGACCGCCGCCATCACCACTGGCGACTTCACGATCGCAGTCGAGAGCACCGCCTACACCGACCTCCGGTCCGGATCCCTGATGGTGGCCTACACCGACTACCAGACCTTCGAGGTCCTCTCCGTCGACTCCTACGACGCGACCCATGTCACGTTCACCAGCGCCTTCCTGGGATCCTTCCCCGCCGGGACGCGGATCATGCCGGTCCGCATGGCCTATGCCGACGCCAGCATCAAGGCCGGGAAGCGGCTGCGCGCTGTTGAAAACTGGAATGTCCTCTTCTCTATCTACGACAACACTGTGGACCTGTCCAGTACGGCCGCCTTCTCCTCCTTCAATACCAAGGTCCTCCTGGACGATCCGAACATGGTCGCCGGAGACACTCTCCAGGAGTCGCTGGAGAACCTGCTCAGAAATATCGACAATGAGACGGGGACCTTCCAGATCACGAGCGACTGGACGGCGGCTCGCCCGGGGGCGGTTAAGCGGTTCAGTACCCGGACGCGGCAACACCTCTGGGAGGTCCGACAGCTCCTTCACGCGCTGCGCGGGCGTGCGATCAGCTTCTACCTTCCGACCTTCTTCCCAGATCTGACCGTGACGCAGAATATCTCGACGTCCTCCGCGGTCCTGACCATCACGAACATTGGATATACGAAATATATTCGAAACCGCCAGCCGCTAAACGTCGTCCGGATCACCTTCACCGATGGGACCAGTATCATTCGGACTGTCCTGTCGAGTGCCGAGATTAGTGCAATCGAAGAGCAGCTCACGATGACCGCCACCTTCGGCGTCAACAAATCCGTTGCACAGGTGTCCAGGGTGGACTTCATTACGAAGGTGCGGATGGACTCGGACGAGGTCACGATCCACCACCTCAGCGCCCTGGGTGACGCCGTGGTCGAGATTCCCGTCAAGACCGTCCTGGAGTAGCCACATGACCTTCGCCGCCTACGAGACCAGCGCCGAGTCCGGACAACCGATCGAGTTGTATGAGTTCCTCTTCGGATCCACTTATTACCGATACACCTCGAACTCGATCGACGTCGTGATCGCCGGAGCCACGTTCACGGCCACACCGATCAGCCGCAACAACCTGATGGCATCGAAGGACGACAAGCAGGGGGACCGCCTTCAGGTCACGGTCCCGGGGAACAACCTGCTCATCCAGAACTACACCAACATCGTGCCCGGCAAACGGACGACCTTGACGCTCTACCAGATGCACCGCAACGACCCGGCCCTGGAGACCATTATCGCCTTCAAGGGGCAGGTGCAGTCCGTAAAGTTCAACGACAACTACGCCTCGGCACAGATGGAAATCCTGCCGATCACCGCCGCGCAGGTTCGCCTGATCCCTCGCGAGACGTACCAGAATCTCTGCAACCACATGCTCTATGACGGCCGGTGCCAGGTCCCCGAATTGAGCGCTACGTGGAGGAAGATGCTGACGGTGTTGACAGTTGTCAACACCGTCCTCACCATCCCGGGTGCTGGTGCCTGTGGATCCGACTTCTTTGTGGGCGGGTACGTCCTCTTCCAGGGCGACTACCGCCTCGTGGCGGCGCAGGACAGTGACGATCTGACACTGCTCGTCCCATTCTCTGTCTCCCCGGCCGGGCAGATCGTGATAGTCCAGGCCGGCTGCAAGCACCGCCTGATTGCGGACTGCCAGACCAAGTTCGCCAATGTCTCCAACTTCGGCGGATTCCCTTTCGTTCCTCTCAAGAATCCTTTTAACACTGGAATCTGACCATGACCTATGCACCCATCCTGGCCGTCATGGGCTGGGACGACGCCCTGATCTTCACGGCCATCTCTCTCGCCATGGCCGCCACCTGCATGGTCCTGTCGGAGTTCCTCCGGCCGAAGATCGGAGTGGAGAATGCTCGCCCCGCCTCCTTGGGCGACTTCTCGTTTCCCACCGCAGAGCAGGGGCGCGTCATCCCGATTCTCTGGGGCACCGTGAAGATCGCCGGGCCGAACCTCGTCTGGTACGGAGACTTCCACCAGGAGGCGATGTCGAAGAAGGTAAAGACGGGCCTGTGGTCCTCGGAGACCATGGTCCTTGGGTACCACTACTTCCTGGGACTCCAGATGGCGCTCTGCCGTGGGCCAGTGGACAACCTGCGCCGAATCTGGATCAACGACAAAGTGCTGTGGGGTCCCTTCCCGGGTCCCTATGCCGACGGTCCGATCCTCATCGCCGATGACAAGCTATTCGGCGGCGACAAGTTCGGTTCGGGAGGAATGCACGGCGATGGGATGATCTACTCCGGCGCCGCGGGGCAGACGCTCGACGCCATGGATTACATCTACAACTTCCAGAGCCCCTTGCCGAACTACCGAGGCACCTGCTTCGTCACCTATCGCGGGTGGGTCGGCAACACCACCCAGGTCGCCCCCTGGGCGTTCGAACTCAGTCGATTCCCCAACGGTCTCGCAATCACCGGCGGCAAGCACGTCGTCAACACCTACGACCTGAATCCCATTGCAGCCCTCTACGAGATCCTCACGGACACGGACTGGGGATTCGGGTTCGACCCGTCCCTGGTTGACCTCGTCAACTTCCGGACCGCGGCGGACACTCTCCATACGGAAGGGAATGGGATGTCGCTCATGCTCGACACCCCCAAGGAGGCCAGCGATATTCTGGGGGAGATCCAGAGGCAGATGGACGGAACCCTTTACCTCGACCACATCACCGGGCAGTTCAAGATCTCCCTCGCCCGGGGCGGGTACAACATCAACACCGTCCCGCAGATCGACTCCACGAACATCATGGAGATCTCCAACTTCTCCCGTGGGACGTGGGACGAGACGATCAACCAGGTGCGCATCGCCTTCTCCTCCCGAGCCCTGGACTACCAGGAGACCTTCGCCCAGGCGGCAGACCTGGCGAACCAGCGGATCCAGCTCGGGGCTCTCATCTCGACCCAGCTCACCTACCCCGGCGTGAAGAACGAGACCCTGGCGGCGAACATTGCGTCCCGTCAGCTCCGGTATCTGTCGACGCCGCTCGCCGCGGCCACGATCGTCGTGGACCGCAGCATGTGGCAACTCAAGCCTGGGGACGTGGTTGCCTGGACCGACGCCGGCCTGGGGTTCTCGAAGATGCCCATGCGCGTCGGCCGGGTGGACTTCGGGAAGATGAACGACGGCCGGATCTCGCTGTCCCTGACGCAGGACATCTTCCAGTTCGCGCAGCCGTTCGATGGAGAGAACGGTTCCACGAGTTGGGTGCCCCCGACGCAGGGAGTCACGGCGTTCCCTCCGACGCAGCAAGTGATCGAGGAGGCGCCCTACGCCCTGACGCGGCGCGACGTGGATTATCCAGGGGTGGTGGACCGCCTCTTCACGGCCGGCCGCTCCCAAGGCAGCGGAGAGACGGATTACAAGATCTACCAGCGCAACGCCGCCGGCGCTCCCGCCGGGAGCTGGATCGATTCCGGAGAGGTCTTCTCCTTCATGCTTGCCGGTGCATTGCGTTCGGCGCTTCACGACGAAGATGCTAACCCCACGACGACTTTCGATGTCGATGCTACCCCGGATACCGTGGACGATATCATCGCGGCATTCACGCCGGACCCCACCGCCTCCGACATGGGCCAGAACCTGGTCAACCTGGTCCTCTGCGGCACGGAGTTCATGCTGGTCAAGACGGTGGTCAACCACACCTCCTACGTCTCCTTCCAGACCGTCTACCGGGGAGTCCTGGACACCGTGCCACAGGAGCACGCCATCGCGGCTCCGATCTACCTCGTCTGCGCCGGGGCGGGACTGTCGGACGTGGCGATCCCCCGGGGGTACAACGTCCAGGGGCAGATTCGACCAAAGAGTCGGGACAATGAGGTCACGTCGGTCCAGGCCACCACGGTCGCCCTGACCATGCTCGACCGCGTCCGGTGCCCCTACCCGCCGGTTGAGATGTACCTGAATGCCGTCCGGTACCAGGCGTCGGTCAACCTCGACACGATGAAGGCCGGCGGGACGACCGATGACGACCGCGGCGTTGTGGTGACGTTCCGCCGTCGCGACTACCGGACCTATGACGAGGTGCAGGGACTCGGCGCCGACGCCTCGACTTTCGCCGCGGACTTCCCGGCCGCCAACACGACGGAGTATTCGGCGTCGATCATCAAGGATCCCTTGGGGTCTCCGTCCCTAATTGAGGCGTCGTCCTATGCTAACGTGACGTCGGTCTTCTTCTCTCGGACGAAGATCCTGGGGGCGAATCTGGGCGCCATGCCCACCATCCTGCGCTCGGAAGTATCGTCCCAGCACACGCTCCAGAGCGAGGTCTTCACCTCCCTCCAGGCGCTGGGATACACGTTCGCCATCGCCGCCTCGGAGTTGGATAACGACCAGAATATGGGCGTCCTTGCCCAGAACCAGGTCGGAGTGGGTTACACGGCGCCCGTCAATGGCACCTACGCCTTCTCCGTCGGCCCGGTCATGGGGGCCGGGGCGGCAATCGAGGCCCGCCTCAACGGCGGAGGATGGGTTGCCATCATCACCGCCGGCAACCGCACGGGGAACCTCGGCGGAGTCATCGCCGCCGATACCATCGAGGTTCGCTCGACGCAGGCTACAACGGGGGCGTCGGAAACCTTCCTTCGAGTCGACGCCCCGGGGACGACGGTGGATGCGTATGCGGTGATTCTCCTCTGAAAAATCGGGGTCATGAGTGGGTGGTATATTAGAAAAAGTCATGGAAACCTGCCCGATCAATCCCGACTGTGCAGCGCGCCTCGCTCGCTTGGAGGAACGCAGCAAGACGACTGCAAAGACTCTCGATCGCGTCGAAGGGAAAGTTGATCTCTTGAAGGACAGCGTCTGGGGCGTGAAACTTCGCGTAGCTGTAATTGCCGCCATGTCCGGTGGTACTGTCGCCGGTCTCCTCAAGATCTTCCACTTCACCTGATCAAGTCATGAGGGGGTGGTAGAGTAGTCCTCGGCAGTAACAAGGAAATTTGAAGTGTCCAAGAAGCCGTCTCGAATTGTCAATAAGCTGCTCCAGGAGCACAAGGCGAAGTTCGCTGCGGCACGGGAACGGGGAGTCCCGTTCTCCGAGACTCTTGGTGAGGACCGTTTGGACTTCACCGCCCAGGACTGCATCGACCTACTCCGCGGCGTAGCGGAAGCGCTACCGGAGCAGGTCATCTCCAGGAACTTCTTCCGCGTCCATTCCGGTGTGACGGAACGTACCTGGAATAGGTACTTCGGCTCCTTCCGCGAGTACAAGCGCCAGGCGAACATCATCACCAGCCGGCAGGTGCAGAAGCTCGAGCTGGAGATCGCGAAGCACGCCTCGGTCGACCATTACCGAAAGATGCGGAAGGAGCTGGAGGCGTGGGCAGGGAAGTATCTGCGGCCGTCGTCTGGTCGGTTCCAGACGATTCTGGTCGGAGCGGACTTCCATGACAAGGAGGTCGACCCGTTTGCCCTGCAGATCTTTATCGAGACGGCCGCCAGAGCGCAGCCGGAGACGATCGTGCTGGGCGGGGATGTCTTCGATCTCCCGGAGTTTGGTAGGTACTACGTCGATCCGCGGGATTGGGACGTGACAGGGCGGATCAAGGCCGTCCACGACAGGCTTCTCGCCCCGCTTCGCGCCGTTTGCCCCAAGGCGCAGATTGACCTGATCGAAGGTAATCACGAAAGTCGTTTAGTCAGGCACCTTTGCGACAAGACGCCGTCGATGATGTGCATCCTGGAACAGCTCCACGGAATGTCTGTCTCGGACCTCCTGGGGTTGAAGACGTACCAGGTCAACTACATCGGCAAGGCAGATCTGGCCTCCTGGACCCGCGGCGACCAGCGGGACGAGATCAAGCGGAACTTCAAGGTCTATCACGATTGCTTCCTGGTCCACCATTACACGGACCAGGGCAAGGCGAAGCAGATGCCGGGCGTGTCGGGCCACTCGCACAAGCACCTGTCCTGGTCGTTCCAGTCGCCTCACTTCGGGTCCTACGAGTTCCACCAGCTCGGGTGCCTGCACAAGCGAGACGCCACCTACACGGACGCGGAGCGGTGGGGACTCGGCTTCGCCCTCGCGCACATCGACACGGTCCGGAAGTACGTGAATATCGAGTACGTGCCGATCACCGACCATGCCGTGGTCGGGGGCAAGTTCTATCAACGTCATGTCGGGGGTAACGACAGCGCGAGCAAATAATCCTTCGGGATCCGCCTCGGCTGAGCCGACCCCTGACGCCATTTACACGAAAGTAAACCGTAGGTTAACAATTGTGACCCCTCAAATAAACTTACTCCAGAGATCTGACAGAAGAGCTTCTCTCACGAACCGACTCTTCTACAAGATTAACTTCCGAGGATCACAAGTGGAATACGTAGAGCGTCCTCTGCCGGAGTCCTGTCGCAGAGAGCAATTTCGTCCCTCTATGGAATCAGTGAGCAGACAGTCTGCGATATTCTCCACGACCGCAGTTGGTCCTGGTTAGACAAGGAG